CGGATTCTGGGGATATTTTTAGCACTCTCGATAGCATCCGTGCTTTGGCCGAGCCGCCTAAAGGCCGACCGCCTGACGAGATCAATCCTCCCATTGCGCCAACTACTCTAACGACGGAGCTAATCAAGAATACCCCGGGTGCCTTAGCGCAAGGCGCGGTTGATCTGGCCAAGAACGTTGCCAGCGCCGGCAAGACGGCGATCGGCGCAGCCCAAACCGCGGGCGGCGACATCATGGATGCGCTCGCTGAAATTCGCAAGCCTGGGACCATGAGCGCTGCCCTGGAGGCAATCCCTGAGACCGCCGCGCAGATTGCCAAGGATATTGGCGGGGTCGTCACAAAGGCTGGGGCGGGCTTCACAAAAGGCGTGACGCTGGGAGCCATCAATCCCGAACAAGGGACAGTTGGCATCCCGTTTACCTCTAAAAAATGGGAAGTCGCCCCCAAGTTGGCTGACGCGCTAAAGACCATGGGCGTTTCAGAAGAGATTGCCGATAACGCTTACGTAGGGACCGGGCCTGAATTGGCGGGCGCTATTGCGCCCTGGAGCCGAATTTCAAAGGCTGTTGGACTTCTAGCCAAGAGCGCCAAGGCCGCGGTCTCAACGGGGGAGATAACGACTCAGGCCGCCGCCAAAACCGACCAGTTTCTAAAGCTCGCCTTCGGCACACCTCTTAAACAAAAGGCGGCGGAGGCGGGACTAAGGGTCGCCCAGGAGGGCATTACTGGAGGAGTTGTCGGGGCTGCTCAAGTGCGCGACCCCGGCCAAAGCGCACTTGAGAATGCCAAGCATACGGCCATGTTCGGGGCCGGACTGGGGGCTGCTGCGGAGTCCGTCGGCTTGGGAGCAAGTTACCTTAAGGCCAAGGAAGTCAGGCGTTTTTACGAAAACCTCTCTCAGATTTTTTACGAAACGAAGGTAAAGGACCCGGCCGCCGCTGAGCTGATGGCGCAAGAGGTCATTGAAAAGGTAATCCGAAAGGGCGGCATCGACAACATTTCGCATGGCACGATAAAGGACAGCCGTCAAGCCCTCGACGACGTTCTGGAAAATCTCAAAAAAGAACCCAAGGCGGAAACGGCCAGACAGGCGCCTACCGAAACCACGGTCGACGCGCCGCCCCCCGTCCAGATCCAAGCGCCCCTGGAGCCCACAACGCCGGCGCCGGTCGCCGGCCCAGATGTGTATCCCGAGGTGACTGGTCTCGAAGCTTCTACTACCCCTGGTATGACACCCGCTCCGGCCGCTCCGGCCACGCTCCCGAAAACGAACATTATTGATGCGCTCAATGAGGTGCGTGCGCCAGCGCCAATCCCTGTTACTGAGACCCCCCATACCCCTTCGGGGCCGCAAGCGCTAGAGCCACCACCGGAACAAAAGGGCTTATCTGTCGAAGAGGCCAAGGCCCAAGGCTACGTGCTTCCTGAGACCCCCGAGGCCATCCCACCAAAAGAAGGACCGGCCTACGCTCTTGAGAAGGGAATTCCTGATCCTATTTCCGGCAAGAAGATGTACGACATCTTTGGGAATAGCCCAGACCCAGCTCAAGTCCATAAAGGGACATTCTACGAAGGGGCGCCGCAGCTCAAAGGGTTGCCGGTCATCCAGGGAATCTATTCGCCGATGAGCACCAAGCCTCAAGGCGCGGCGTTTACTCAAGCCAAGGGGGCAGATGACATCGCCGCCGAGATGAGTCCGGTTGACCGCAAAGCGTTCAAAAAAGCCTACGAGGAGAATGACAAGCTGGCGCTCATGAAGGTCTCTATGGATGCCAAGCAGCAAGGGGAAATCTATACAGCGATCCGCAACGAGGCGTGGCCGGAAACAGAGGCAGAGCCTCCTTCCTCTGGCGGCGGAGGCTATGCTCTGGACCTAATGCCAAGGGCGGAGCCGCCAGTCCCAGAAGACAGGTCGGGCCAAGGCGAGCTTTTGCCTCCTACGCCCACAGCACCCGGCCCGCCAGAAGCCACGCACGAGGCCCCGATCTTTGAATTGCCCGAAATGGTGCAGCTTGCCAAAGAACTCATGGAGGGGAAGTTCCCGCAAGTCGTCAAGAGCATACGCACCGGCAGCGGTAACGCTCTGGGCGTCTTCTATCCTGGCAAGGGCATTATCAAGATCCGGGCCGATCAATTCCAGAACCCAGAGGAGGCCGCGCACACCCTTTCCCACGAGGTTGGACACCTGTCCGACTGGTTGCCGGAAAAGGACATTCAGCGCGGCAACGTTATTGGCCGCATCGCCTCTCTCCAAAAACATATGAAGAACGAATTCATTGGAGAAAGTTTTGAAAAACACCTTTATAACAACAAGAAATTCCGCGATGAGCTTATCACGCTAACTCATAGGTGGCATCCGTTTGATGCTTCCAAGGCGGGCAAGGAGTACCTTTCCTATAGATACAGCGCCGTGGAACTTTATGCCGAGGCGTGGAGCGTACTGCTCAATAACCCAAAATTCCTCAAGGACACCGCGCCGGCGTTCTATAAGGCCCTCTTTGATTACCTTGATCGCAAGCCGGACGTCAAAGCGCTCTATGAGGATCTGGGTGAGGTGATCCGAGAGGGTCGAACAGCCGAGACCAGGCACCAGCGCGAGACCGCCGCCTACGCTAAGGGTGATTTGGCGGCCAAACTCAAGAACGAAGCCAAGGGGCACCCACTACGCACGATTTGGGATGAGATGCGCGAGGCCCTGGTCGACGTGAACTCGAAGATGATTTCCTCCGTGGCCAAGGCGCGGAAGGCGGGCGAGGATATCCCAGCAGGGGAAAACCCGCTCCATGCCTTAGAGGAACTTCGCTATTCGAGCGCCGAGCTATCCGATTACGCCAAAGAGCAGGGGAATATCTATCACAAACTCAAGGATGCCGGGATCGAATGGAACGATTTGGGCGCCTACCTCAAAGCCGACCGCGTCATCAACGAGCGCTCGGAAATGGCTAACCCTGGCGGCCAGACGCCCAAGGCCGCGGGGGAAGAGATCGCGCATCTCGAACAAAAGTACGGGAAAAAATTCGCTGATCTCAAAGCAGCAGCAGATGAAATGCGTGGTCCCCGGCGCGAATACCTCATCCAAGAACTTGAGAAATCAAAGATGCTTTCGCCTCAACTCCTCGAAAAAATTAAGAAAAACAAAGCCTACTCACCCTTTGACATTCTTATAGATGAGGTCGACAAGAAACTAGGCGGCACAAGCTCGAATGTCGGCCCACAGATTTACTCGCAGATCGGGACGCTCCGCGACATCAAGAACCCTGCAACCGCTCTGGTCATGAAAGACCTGGCGCTGCTACGGGCAATTCGCGTTCAACAAGCCAAGCTCAAACAGGCTGAATGGATGCTCAAGCGCGAACCCACATGGATTACCGACGCCGAGACCAAGTGGAACGGAGTTGCCCACGTACCCGTCGAGCCCGCCGACAGGGAGAATACCGGGCTCCTGGCTTTCTATGAGAACGGCAAGATCAGGGCCTACTACGTCCCGCGCACCATCGCGGACAGCTTCCGCTACGACCCGCCAGAAGCCTCTTTGATGATGGATGCTTGGGACCGGATGAATAGCTTTTTTAAGCTGGTTTTCACCGCAGCCAACCCCGGCTTTCAGGTGATGAATGTGCCGCGAGACTTGAGTTCTCTGGTCATGCACATCCGTGGCATGAGCTATTCCAAAGCAATCCGTTATTACATCAAGGTCGCTGGAAGCGCCAAACGTTTTGCGACCGGCGAGCACGATCCCCTGATCCAAGAGATGCTCAGGCGCAAAATTCTTATTACGCCTCAGAACCGTTGGTCGTCGGTTGCCCACGATGTTGAAATGGAATCCATTATTAACCGATTCTCCGACAAGGAAAATGAATATGAGCGTTGGTATTCAAAGGCATTCGGCCCGCTCCTAGACCGGATCAAGATGATCGGGCAGATGGGCGAATCCATCGCCAAAATCGGAGGGTTTCAGTACCTCAAGGACAACCAGGCTAGGTTCGGCCTCACCGATCAGGACATCAATCATCTGATCCGCTTTCAGGCCGGGAGCCCGCCGTTTCTCATAGGGGGAAAACAAACCCGCGTTATAAGCCGGGTGCTCTTGTTCTTTAATCCGCACGTTCAAGGATACCGGCGCAGTTTTGAAGCGGCCCGGTTCAATCCCGGGGAATACACCGCCAAGCTCATGAAATACGTCTTTCTTCCGAAGCTCATCCAGTATCTCTTCTGGGCCGGTGTTTTTGGCGAAAGCGCACGGCGACTCTCTCGGAAATTCAGCTCTTACAATCAGGCGAACTATCACGTTATCCCGTTAGGGGACGGACCCAACGGAAAAGGGATCGGCCTGAAAATTCCCATGGATGATACCGAGCGCTTTCTTGGCGGTCTGCTCTGGTATGCGCTCACCAGTCAACCCGTCGCAAAGACCATGGCCATGCTGGGCTATAGCGTTCCCAAGGGCGACTTCGGTCAGGACTTCACGAAGCTCTTTGCCTACGCCGCGGGCCAAGCGCCGAACCTCACGCCAGGAATCGGAGCGCTCGTCGACCTCGTGCAATATGCCTCGGGGCATAACCCTTATGATTATTTCCGCGGCAAGCCGGGAATCCCTGAGAGAGTCTTTGAGGCGAAAGGAAAGCGTTCCCATGAAGCCATGCTCAAGTACGAACTCAACCAGCTCGGCGCAGGGTTAGTCTACCGCTTCCCAACGGGAGACCTCCAGAAGGTTAAAAGCGACCTCGAAAAGGTTCTGGGCGCCCCCGTCGTTGGCAATGTCCTAAGCCGGTTTTTGATGTCGACAAATTACGGGGAAAGCGAAATGATCTCAAACGCCGTTGCCATCGCCAAAGAGCGCGTCGCCAACCGGCGCCTCGATTACCGCGAGGCGGTCGTTCAAAACATCATGGCCCACGACAAGCCCGCGGGCCTAGATGAAATCGCCAAACTCTATGGCGACATGATGAAAGACGGCCTCCTGGGCGATGCCCTGCACCTTAAGCGCTTCAGCGAGTTTAAGGGGTTTTACCAGCGCTTACAGAGCCAACGCCTAGACGACCCGTATGCCACTGGCCTGATGTTTGCCGCCGATGACGATGAAAAAGCCGCCGTCTTGGACGTCGCCAAGGAAAATCTCAGTGAGGAGGATTACAACAAACTCGTCGGCTATTCCTTGACCCAAAAGTTTATTCACGCAAAAACGCTAGTCTCAGACGAGTTTCGCAAAGCCAAAAAGAAGTGAGAAGGTGGTTGCGTGAGGTCCTGGACGGCCGGACATTCTCCTACACCAAGTTCTTTAGTTGGACAGGATACAACAAAGACGCTATGCCAACGAAAACAGCACTCTGGCTTCCAGAGTCAAACGGGACTTATGAAATGCACTTAAAGCGTGTGCAGTTCACGCCGCTATCTGTCATAGGCGAACTGTGGTTGAACGATTGGATGGAGTGCTACACGCTTGAGGATTGCGTTCGCAAAGTCAAGATCGACCACGTTACGGCAATCCCTGCCGGACGCTATCCGGTGATCATCAACTACTCGGCGCGATTTAAGCGACTCTTGCCTATTCTATTGAACGTCCCGAATTTTGAGGGCGTGCGGATCCATCCCGGCAACGGAGCCAAAGACACTGACGGATGTATCCTTGTCGGCCGCACGAGGGGCACTGATTTTGTGGGAGAAAGTCGGTTGGCATTCAACCAATTCATGCCGGAGCTTCAAAAGGCCATAGCCCGAGGAAAAGTATGGGTCAAAATTACAGATGAGTACCCAGTACCAGTAGCCGCATGACGGGAATTTAAATTAAGGAGGCACCATGCTAGAAGTCATTGCTTCAACCGGAACTATCGTAAATCCACAGATAACAACCGCTGTTAACAATATGTTCGCCCTGGCGTTCCAGACCGGGCTGCTTGCCCTTGTAGGCGGGCTCACATGGGCCGTCACGCTGGGCCTATCGTCCATCAAAAACAGCATCGTCAGGGCCTTTGCCCAGCGAGCCGTGGCCTACGCCGCGCAGCGCCTAAGCTCGGTTTCTGATGAGGAAAAACGCAAGGTCGTAGCCGAAAAGATCCACAAGAAGTTTCCGCGTCTGCCCTCGGAGGAGGTGGAGCACTTTCTGGAGGAGGCCTACACGAACCTACAGGCGGGCTTAAAGTCAGCGAGTACTTAAACTGGGAAGATCGCGGGGATGATTTGCTCTCGTTTATATAATATGTTAACTTGTCTGACGGCACCAGAAATAATGAATAAATTTCGTCTTTTTCACTCTAATTAGTGAGGGGGAAAAGGAGATACCATGGAACAAGTCAATACCAGTATTTGTTGTGGCATGGGGTCAACCGGGAAAAAAAGACGAAAGCTTTACATGGAGGGTTCAAAGGCCCGCGGGTATAAGAGCTTTTCGGCTTACCTGAGAGATATCATGGACAGAGAACTTAACGTCGATTTGCCAACGACGGACCGCGGACGTCCAGCTATGGCATCCAACCCTTAACCAAATCCCATTGCTTGATGATGATGATGATCATCATCAAGGATGATTATCATTATCTATATATGTTATGTTGTGAGATATTATGGGCTCACAAACCGTCACGAGTATTTCGCTTGGAAAGAAAGAGATTGGAGAAGAACGTCTCAAGTTGTGGCAAGAACGCATAGCACAACGTGGGTATAACAGTCTGTCAGCGTTCGTTGTGGATTTAGTTGATCGTGATCTTGGAGTTAAACTTCCCAAGCCAAAGTCTCGCCAAGGCCCCAAACCTCGATTGAAAAAATAGCAGCTCCCACGTGATCATCATTTTTAAGTTGATTCATGTTATTATAATATGCTAAATAAATACGTTCGAAACGTTGTTCATGGAAGGTATTGTCTTGGAAGAATTTTTCGACGCTCGCTTTTTCGAAGGCCACAAGCGGTTCCTCTACAAACTCAGCCATCGTCAGGCTGCGACCCTCTTCAACACAATCGAAAGTTCTATAAGCGCTGGGCTGGCCAAGGAAGGAATGGATTTTACCTTTCGGGAAACAGACCGATTCAATCACGAGATCATTCAGAAACATTGCCTTAACAACGCCGAAACCCTTATTCTGTTTGGGCAGTTGGGGGACTACTTACGGAGACGCTGTCTGGATAGTGGACTTCCGGTTGTCTTGCATGAGGCTGAGTACACATCGAAAAGTGCGTAAATCCGTGCGCGTCGCAATACTTCATCAATCCTAAGCCGTACACCTCGATAAGCCAGCGTGCTTGAGCCACTGGATCGCGTTTATCCTTTCGGGCGCCAAACATCAATAAATCATATTCCTCGCGCGTCAGTTTCAAAACGACCCGAATCCCGTCAGATGAATCTTGCGGTGGGGTCACGCGACCTCAGTGTTTTTGCGCGGCCTCGTGCGACGCTCGTTGTTATGAGGTTTGGCTTCCACGCTGGCGGGGTAATGAACTTCTGTCCCGTAGTAGCGATCCTCCAAAATAATACGAAACAAGTCGGATGGCCCCCGGCGCAACTTGCCGCACTCATCCAAAAACATTTTATTTAACTCGGGATAGAGCTTGGCGTGATGCTTTCCAGCCAGCTGGTCTTTCGTGAATTCCCGTCGTAAATTTCCGTTATTCATTGCGCTCTCCATAGCGTTCTTCCAAAATAAATTGTAGTAAAACGGGCGGCTCCCACCGTCGATGCTTGCACTCTTCAAGGAACGCCGCCAGTGTTTGTTCTGGAACCGTTGCTTGATGCCTGAATCTCACCTCTTTCGTCGAGCTTTTATTTTCATTTGACATCCTACCCCCTAATTGTTAAAACTCAACAAATTCCCTAAGACAATTTGATTGTCTTATAAAGACGCCGTAGAAAACGCCACCAGAAATGCCGTTGCTGATGCTGTTGCCATGGAGACATTATACAGATTCGTGCCATCCAATGCCACTAAATGTCACGGGATGTCACGCCTATATAAAGGAAGCTGATGATTCACTCATCCTACAGCTATCGGTATTGCCCGGAGTGTGACAGTTATTTCGCTTGCGGGTATCGCCCGCCAAGCCCCAGGAGGGGACTATGGAAGATCTTAAGACAGATGTTCGGCCCAAAGGCGCCGAAGTCGCCGACGTTGCTTCCCGGGATATGGTTGCTTCGCCGGAGAGGGAACTTGAAGTAGCCGATCAGACCGACATTTTCGACGAAGTCATCGCTGCCGCCAACAAGCTCGAAGCCTACGCCAAAGCCCAGGATCAAATCTTAAACATCATCGTTAAACGCACCTTTGCCGGGGACTGGGTAAGCCATTCCAAGGAAACCCTCTCGGAAAACGAGCGAACCGCCAACCTCGGCGCTGCGGGCGCTGAGCGCATTGCCAATTTCCTGGGGGTGCAAGAGTCCAACTGGAAGGAATACCCCAAGGAGTGGTCGGAGGATCATAAACACTACAGCTACGCCTATTCCGCTGATTTCTCGTTCCGAGGAATCACACGCCATGCGGAGGGCCGCGCCGGAACCCGCGACCAGTTTTTCAGCGTGGGAAAAGCCATGGAGGATATTAACGAAGACGATATCCGCGTGGCGGCTTTCCGAGAGTGCTTCAAAAAGGGACTCACCCGCCTCTTTGGTCTCCGAAACATCCCTTTAAGCAAGCTCAAAGCCTTGGGTTACGACATCGCTCTGGTCAAGAAGGTTGAATATGCCGACAAAGGCAAGCAAGTTGCCCCTGAAGACCGCAAAGCCGGAAGCGACGGGTTGATTGAAAAAACAATTGTGGTCGCCAAGGCGACCCGCGAGACTGGCACTAACAAATCGACTGGCAAACCTTGGGTCCGATGGGACATTTTCGATAAAGAGGGAATTAAGTACACCGTCTGGAATGACGGCACCCGCGCTACAAAACTTTCGGAAAGGGCGGAAGACCAGCTACCTATCCCAATAAAATTCAAAATCATCACCGCAAACAACCGGGAAAGCTACCAAGTGGAATGGGTTGAGGGGGCTGAGGGGTGACCAACCCGAATGATCCGGCGTTCGTTGAAACCAAAGAACAAGCCGATGATGGGATTCATGCTTACATCGTCAGAGCTGGCCTGACCAAGCGCGAATACTTTGCGGCGATGGCGATGCAGGGGATCATCTCTGGGATGCAAACTCGCGCCGTAGACTCTGCTGCTCAAAGAAAAGAGTGGGAAGGGATCGCGAGGAGCGCCGTTCTGTGGGCCGACGCCCTGATCGCGGAGTTAAACAAATGAGTCGTTGGAACAAAAACGAAATCACCGTACCCAATCCAGTGGAAGACTCTGCCGATTACGAACGAGAAATGAATCTCCTTATTAGCTGGCGGCCGGGGTGCCCCGCCAAAGTCTATGGTCCGCCAGAGGATTGCTACCCGGCCGAGGAGCTAGAGTTTGAAATTCTATCCGCCACGTACCAGGATGGGCGCGAGGTACCCCAAGACATTCTCGATGTGCTTGACGACGACTCGATCATTGACCGCCTAGAGGTTTACAGTGATTATCCCTGAAACTTTGCCGGACATCGCCGCCGAGATCCACGCAGAGGTCCAAAAGGACATCCAGCTCATCGAACCCCGGAGTAACTGGGCCTCATCCTTGGGCCATCCTTGCGCCCGCTACGGTGTCCACCGGCGCCTGGACTGGCAGAGAAAGCCCCTCCACAGCACTACCACGCAGATGCTTTTCAATTTTGGCAAGGTGGTCGAAAAGCACATCGCCAAGGACTACCTGGAGCGGGCGGGATACACGATCCTAGAGCACGACCGGCCGATTTCAACGGAGCGGTCCGGCATGATCTCGCGTCTACAGATCGGCGGCAAGCTCGACTTTATTGCCCGCGACGACCGCAAGGGGCGCAATCCCGGGTTCACGTTTCCAGTCGAAGTCAAAACCATGATGCCGTATGACTGGGACCGCATCAATACCATCGAAGACCTCCTATTTTCGAAGAAGACCTGGCACAAAACGTACCCCGGCCAGCTCACCTTATATCTCTTGGGTAAAGACTTTGATATCGGCTGCTTTATGACGATCAATAAGGCAACCGCCGAGCCAAAAATTATCTGGGTCCATCTCGACTACACCTACGCTGAGGAGCTGGTCCAGCGAGCCGAAGTCATCAATAAGCACGTCGCCGCCGGCACCTACCCAGACCGTATCCCCTATGAAGACCAGATTTGCGGCAAATGCGACTTTGCCAAGGTGTGTCTGGGCGACATCGCCCGCACCGAAGCCGAGATTCTGACCAACGAAGACCTCATCTCCAAACTAGAGCAGCGCGAAAAGCTCAAGCCCGTCGCCAAGGAGTACCAGGAACTTGACGAGGAAGTGAAAAAGGAGCTTCAGGGCATCAAAAAGGGCGTTGCTGGGGAGTTCGTGATCATCGGCAAGGAAGTCAACCGGAAGGGGTACACCGTCGAAGACAAAGCGTACTGGCAAGTTGGAATTAAGAAACTATAGGAGGCCAGCATGACACGAAACACCAGCATCGACGCTTACAACAAAATCAAAGCTGACGGGCTCCTGAGCGCCTTACAAATGTCCATCTACGCCAAGCTCTTTGAAAGCGGCCCAATGACCCAGGGCGAGATTTGGCTTAAGTATTTCCAGCACATGCAAAGGCACAGCGTCGCGCCGCGTTTTGCGGAACTCAAAGCGATGGGGGTTTTAACCGAAGTGGGTGAAAAACCTTGCCCTGTCTCCGGCATCAACGCGATCCTCTGGGATGTGACCGACCAGCTCCCGCATGAACCCGTGGCCAAGCCGACCACGGTAAAAGAATTCATCGTCGGTCTGCTGGAGAGAATTGAGTCCCTGGAAGCCAAGGTCAAAGACCTTCAAGAGGGTCGCGAGCCCAACGGACAGGGCTTGTTTGCCCTGCGGAACCATTGAAAGAGGGCCCTATTGTGCGCGAGTGCCTCACCTGTTTTTCGCATCACGGTTTTCAGGTTCTTATGCCGGGATGGAAAACGCCGTACGAGGTCAGCGAAGGCATTAAGGGCATCGTTTGGCGCAACAACGTGGGCGCCGTAAAGACTGGGCATCGCTATATCCAGTATGGAGTTTCTGGGATGCCGGATATCTTGGGCGTGATGAAAGGGGGCCTGGTGATCGGGTGCGAGGCCAAGACCGATACCGGCAGGGTGTCGGATATCCAGAAATGGTTTCACCTCTTAGTTCTAAAACTCGGCGGCTACATTTTTGTAGCACGATCCTACGCTGAATGTGATCTGCGATTGAAGGAGGCAGGGCTTTAATGGATGGAAAAATGAAATGGTGGTCGAGTCAAAAAGGGTATGGCTTTTGCGTCGCAAACGATGGACCTTTAGGCAAGCCCATGACCGAAGTGTTTGTGCATTACAAGGAAATCCAAGGCGACGGCCGCAAAGATTTAGCCCAGGGACAGGTTATCGAATTCAACGTGAGGCAGACACCAAAAGGCCCGCGGGCGACGGATGTGATTGCGGGTCCAAAGCCGGAGGACCCCGACGTGATTGATTTTGGAAAACCAGCGAGGGAATGATCCTGGGCGGCGGGGGGATGATAAACGATGGACTCATATCCTGGCGCAGCTCGCCACGATCAAACAGGCCATCGCGGCGCTTGAAGCCACGGCCATTGACCTCAAGGATGAAATCAAGATGTTCGATTCAACGCTTTACGGCGGTGCCCGGGACAAAGACTCGATTCATTTCCGGCTTAAAGGGGTCGAACATACGGTGGGGCAGTTGCGGACGGTCGTCATCGGTGACGAGTCCGGCCAGGGCGGGATGCGAAAGCTCATTGAAGGCATGAATTTCCAACTCGGAGTCTTAAAGGATCTGGTCAAGAGCATGAGCGAATCGCGCAAAGACCGTATCGCCAAATGGAGCGCCTTCGGGATCGCTGGGATGACGACCCTGGGCCTAATCTTTACGAGCCTCGACAAGATAGCCCTTGGAACAGAGAAGTTCGTAGAGGTATTTCGCGGACAAAGACCTCTGGATCCAGACCTGATCATGGCGGAGATCCTGAAAATGCGAAAGACCCGCGGGCCAGAGATCGAAAAGAAGCTCAAGGAAATCGAACGGGCTGCCCGGAGAAGGTGACGTATGGCTTGGATAGAATCCCACACCGTTTTAGGTAGACACAGGAAGTTAATCGAGATGGCCAAGGAGCTTCGCATTAAACCCGTCTATTTGATGGGGCACTTTCACTCACTCTGGCACATCGCACTTGAACAGCAGGAAGATGGCGATCTCACGTCCTGGTCGGACGATTTCATTGCCGAGTCCTCTGCGTTCGACGGCGAAAGTAATCAGTGGGTCTCTCTGCTTCGTCAGTTTGGATGGCTTGACGGCAACCTCATACATGACTGGCTCGATTATGCCGGCGGATACCTAGCCGCAAAGTACCACAACTCAAACCATGAACGGCTCGTAAAAATATGGGCCAAACATGGGAGGCAATACGGGTCAAGGAGACAGGAAGGAGGTAAGAAGGAGGCCTTATCAATTGCAGATAACCTGACCTTACCAGACCTGACCTTACCAAACAACATACCCCCGCCAGGGGCCTTTGATGCGGTTTGGGCAGCTTATCCAAAAAAAATCGGGATGAAGGTAGCGCTGACGCACTTTAACGCCAGCGTCAAGACCATGACGGACTTCTTGGACATCCAGAAGGCCCTTGACCACTACCGGAAATCCGAGCGCGTCAGGAACGGATACATCCAGAACGGAAGCACCTGGTTTAACAACTGGCGCGACTGGATCAACTACACGGAGGAACCTAATCATGCTCGAAGCAATTCATCCGGCGGAGCTTATATCGGCGCTCAAGCCGCTCCTGGTAAATACTCCTCGGTCACCGAGAACCGAAAAGACACCGACCCACATCAAAACGGCCAATGACGCTGAGGTATTTCTGCGGGATGTTGCGGCCCGGGCGACATGGTTTACATGCCCGGAGTGCGGAGGGGAATGGAACAGCCTGGCGCCGGAAGGGCCCTGTATCGCTTGCCTGGACAAGAAGGCAGCCGATGAGCGGCACCAGGCGGAGCTTGGGGTGTACCTGAGAAAAGTCATCGGGCAGTTTGGCATCGAGCGCTATTCGTTTTCGAGTTTCATCAAGGACAGCGAAAATGAATATGCCTATTCAAAGTTTCTGTCCTTCGATGCGGCGACCGACAACCTATTTCTCTATGGCGATTGCGGGACGGGTAAGACGCACCTTGCCGGCGCTCTGCTCAAAGACGCGTGCGCCAAAAATCTCCGGGTCAAGTGGTGCAATCCGATGTATATAACCCGCCTGATCAAGAGCCGATATCCATCGGAAGAAGAGGGGATCGTAGACGACCTCGTTATGCAGGACGTCCTGGTGATCGACGACCTTGGCGTGGGAGCCGACCTTATGCCGACGTTGCGATTGATCTACGAGCTGACCGACAAGCGAAAGGCCCGAGGGATAAACGGCCTGGTCATCACGAGCAACCTCTCCATGGAGCAGCTCAGGAGCGCTTACAAAGACGACCGCATCTCAAGCCGTATCGCAGGGCTTTGTTCGGTCATCGAAATCCGCGGTAAGGATCGCCGCTTGGGCAAGACCTTTGAGATGGTGGGATGACGGGGCCTTTTACCACCATCTCCGTGGACGAATATTTCCGAATGCAGGACGTGATACGGGCGGCGAGTACATGCGAGTTAGGGCATGGGGCCAACTGCCTTGCGGCGGCCGGAAAGCCATGCACATGCGGCCTGGATGATTTGGACGTGGCTATTTCGAAACTTGAAGCGCTAAGGGACGGAGCATGACCGATCTCGACTTCATGGCCGACCTCGACTGGTTCGTCCAAGTCTGCGATTGGGAGTTTGATCACCTAGATCATACGGAACTTGCCGCGCACGATATGGACATGGGTATTTTCGAACAGGTCGGGGCGATTTTATCGGGGTTGGGGAAGTAAATATCAAGAGGAGGCAATACGATGTCTAAAAATCAGTGGCAATGGGTGTTTGTGGTTTCTGCTGGTGTAGCGCTCGGGATGATGTTGGGCGCTGGCCTTTGGGCCTCAGATGTCCAGTGGACCCGCTTTAGGGGCCAGGTTAAGGCGGTCAACTACAAGACTGCGACGCTCACCCTAGAATCAAACGGCGATCTCGTCACGGTCAAAATCGACGACGACGTGACGATTCTAAGGGGGAAGGAAGCAATTGACAAGATAAGCGGCGTCTTAATCGACGACAAGGTCACGCTCATCTACGCGCCCAAAGCGCCGGCGTCCAAGGACCCCGATGAGCCGCCGCCTGGCGGCGTCTATGCTCCAGAAAGGCGCTGAGTGAGGGTCCCGCTGTGGGTTATCGTCGCATGGAGCGCCGTCTGTTTTATCGCGGGATTTATCGCAGGGGCCAACTGAGGGGAGGACTCGTCCAATGGAAGGAACAAAATTCGACGATTATTTAAAAAAGAAGCTCAAGAACAAGAAGTTTAAAAAGCACTACGAGGCATTTTCTTGGATGCTTGACATAGCCATCGCGGGGGGAGTCTGTCCAGTTTGTGACAGCAAATACCCACGCCAATCAAAACTTATGCGCCAGAGCGCCGAAAGAAGGAGAAACATATGACCGGAGAAGAGTTTATTGACGCATTGAGGGACGCGATTACGCAGAGGGGGAGATTGAAAAAGGAGTATAGATTATTCGACCTAGTGCGAGACGCCAGGACGATTGGTCTTTCTGGCCTCGTCGTGACTGAATTGTCCGAAACATCGCAGGAAGATGACCTCGCGGCGGCGCGGGAGGACATGGCGAAGCTCGGCAAGTCGGGAGGGCCCCATGACTCCAGTCGTTGAGCCGGTTGAAGAACTCGCCCAGGAAATCGCCGACCTTACGGTGGGCGTTCAAAGGCTCCTGGCGGGCAAGCTGACCGAAAGGGCGTTGGTCACGCTGATTCATGATGCGATGCCAACCTCAGCCTACGGCGGCAAGATGGCAAATCGGTCGCAGATCAAAGAGGTCCTTCAAGCGGCAGCGAAGTTAAAAGAACTCTACCTCAAGAAGGCCAAAAGCAAGGGAGGCGACAATGGCAAATGACGAGATTCCGTTCCGCGAGGCGGGCAAGACGGCGGGGCTGGCGTATAACACGATCAAACGGCGGCGCTATCAAAGAACGCTACCCTTCCCTGTCTACGAACGCACAATTACCCCCGGTAAACGGCCCATGCTTTATTGCTTGGCCTCAGAAATCGAGGCCTGGAAACAACGCACCACAAGTAGGATTCCTGCTGGGTCTTGAAGTGTCTCTAGGTATCTGATAGACTTACGCACGATGAAAAAAATACAAGGCATTTACGAGGAGAACGGGTACACAAAAATCCGTATCTGGATTGGGCCTAAGCGCAATCCCGATGGCGGGTTCAATCCGCCATACCGTCGCAGCATGGGTGTCTACAATAACGAAAACATCCAGCGTGCGAAAAACCACATTGACAATATCAGGCGCGACCTCCAGAAGGGCATTCGTCCAATGCCGGAACCTGAGCCGGTCGTCGTCCCTATGGTTTGCGACATCTATTATAAGCGCCACTGGGTTAATAAGCGCGGTCGTTCGGCTGAGAGTATCCGCAATGTCGGCTACAAGCTCAATTTCTTCCGCACGTATTGGAAAACCCGGGCCTGGCACACCATTAATTCGCAGGACATCGAAGAGTATATGGTCTGGCGCAAAAGGCAGAAGGGGCCCAAGGGCGAACCTATAGCCGATGGCACGGTAGACAACGAACTCAATCTCCTTTCATCCATGTTCACAATGATGCGAGAGTGGAATAACCGCCGAGAGATCGGCCCCTACTCCTTGCCGACCACTGTCGAGGGAATTCCCTACAATCCAGTCGAGTGCATCGAGAGAGATTCTTTGGTCGGAACCAAGCGCGAACGGGTCGCCACATTGGAGGAACTCTGCAAGGTTAAGGCTTATTGCAACGAGCATGATCCAGACATGTGGCATTGGATTACGCGGGCGATCATTACCGGACTTAGAAAGACGGATCTATCCATGGTGAATGGACTTGCCGATGTCCGCGGGGTTCTCTCTAAGAGCAAAGAAAAGAAGCTCTTTAGGTTTCTTCTCGACTTCTCCGTGAGGTTGCAGGACAAGAACTTCACCGGCCGCTGGAATAACCTTCGTGAAGCGTGCGATATGATGGACTTCCATTGGCACGATTGGCGCCATACCTCAGCCACGATGCTCAAGTTTCTAGGTTTTAGCGATAAACAGATTCAAGAATTCCTGCACCATACCTCCGAGGAGCAGACACGGGACTACATTAACACGGGAGGCAAACACCTGGAGCCGCAAGTTAAGGCTCTCCAAGGGAGTTTGGATGGAGTTTCCCAAAGTGTTCCGCCATCTCTCCCCCAAGACGCCAGCAAGAAGGTCTGCTTGGGCTGTGGCGAGCTAAAGCCCCTGGAAGCGTATGGAAAGCACTCAGCCTTCAAAAGCGGCCTGAATTCGCGTTGTAGGGCCTGTAATTACAAAGCGACCAAAGAACAACGTCAGCGAAACCCCGCAGCCCGCGCCAAGGAATACGCCAAGAAGCAGTCGCGGTCCCTTAACTCAGCGGTAGAGTGCCTCCCTCACACGGAGGAAGTCGCAAGTTCGAATCTTGCAGGGACCACCATTTCAGAGAAGGATCGTAGTGTCTCAAAAAGTGTCTCAATTTCGAAAACTGTAGGGCACTCTTGAGACGGTAAATGCAATTTTTTCAAGCTATCCTCACACTTTTGTGACTAGATCATTTGGCGAGTGTCTTTATGTATCTTACCGACGACGTGTAAAATCTGGTGGTATCTAGAAGGAGTCGGAAGTGCCTTTCCTGGTGTCTCAAAGTCGTGTCTCAAGAAACTTAACACTTACTTAACAAGTATCTAGTGGTATCTTGGCTTGAATCGTCCCTTTTCTTTTGCTTCAATGACATAACATATTATGCTAACAGCGGCGACAAAGACGGTCGACCGAATCCTAGCCTTCAGGGACGAGCGCTTCCCGGTCCAAACGAATTGCGCTTGTCGGCTGCGGGTCTGGCAGCTCAAAAATGGTAGTAACGTGGTCATGGCAACCGAGCTTGAGCCCTCTCCGGGAGCCAGCGTGACCAATACGGCCGAGACCTGGGCCGCTGAGGCGTGCCGGCAGTACAACCTCAACCCCTTCAAGACAATTTTCATTGAGAATTACGACCGCCGCGAGGGCACCACGGATCCGTCTTTTCCTTCCGAAAGCTTTGATTTTGTAATCTTCCGTTGGGACAGCGGAAAGGCCACTATGGCGAAATGGCGACATGCTGGCCGCGCTACCGTGGAATCACTAATTGGCGAAAAGTTGCCATGAACGATCCAATAGACATCGGGGTTGTGGGCGGGTTAATCCTATTTGTCGTGTTGATTTTGGTGGTCCTTCGCTCGAAGGAAAAGCGCAAGGATGAGGTGGCGGATTGAGCTGCACAGAGGCGCTACTTTTGGACTGGCGACGGGCGGCGGGGAAGTGATTGATAAAGCCTATTGTCGACGCTGCGGTGCAGAGTGTGATGCTTGGAAAATTATTACTGGCTACAGCGGGACAACTGGTAAGCCTTTGGTTGATGAGGTTTACCGTTGCCGGAGATATCGTTGGTGGGACTGGATTCCCGTTCTATTTGGCATGAGCGAACACTTCCACAGACACGAGTGGACAAAAGGCAAAGTGATCGAAGAACGCAAGGCGGGCAAGTGAGGTTTATAGTTGATAGTTTACAGTAAACCATCGGGGGGAAAGCTGTGAGCGTAGAAATCATTTACACCTGTGACCTCTGCGGGCAGAAGGGGCATTGTACCGAGGCTCCGTCGAAGGAATGCATTAAGGCTCTGAAAGCTGTGATCGACAAATTAGAGAGTGAAGTCAGAGGCCTTGAGCGTCTTAAGGACAAACCGCGTGATCCAGTTAGAGAATATTTTGGTGATAAACCAAATTGGAATTTAGGCATGAGCAAGCCATGAGCCTTCCGGCGTGGGCACAAAAGGAAATGTTGCTCTGCGACTGTGCCGGTTGCGAGTACGCCATACACATGAGCGATGCCCTCTCTATCGCGTGGGCGGCGTTGAAGCCACTGGCGGTTGCGTCGTCGGAAGTTAGAAACGCCATGCGCCGCATCGAGGAAATGAAATGACGCCAATCAAATGCTTTTCAGAAATGACCATCGACCTTGGTTCAACCGCATATCTTCATATCGCAGAAGACAGCGATGGGGATTGGAATGTGAAGATCGGCAATCCTCACCATATCCGCATTGGAGTCGAAGGACCCACGGGCGGCATCCATTTTCGTTATGTGAAAGACCTTATCAACTGCATCGAGGGGCTGGGGAAGTAGTGGTTTCCGACGGGAAACGCCGACATATGGGCGTAACATTCAGGGGCTAAATATGGAGGTAGAAAGAGATGGAAAAAGGAGACCCAAATGAATTGTCCTGCCTGTGATCTTAAACCGCCGCCAAAACTTGTGAAAACACGGAACCCGCTCACTGGCATATGGTATTACCATTGCCCGAAATGCGACTACTGTGATCCGCCTAAAGGATCAGGCGCATGAAACCCGCCTCCGAAGTGGCTGAGGAAATCTATGCCGAAGCTGAGTTCTTCCAAATGGATTGTCTTGGGAAAAAGCAGTTCGTGGGCGTTGTTACCCAAGCCCTCACCGAGTTTGCCGAGGAGCGGGTGAAGGAAGCCTATGAGACTACGGGCGAACGATGCGGGGCTCATGTGGCACAGGCCCGCGCCGAAGGCAAGGAAGAATGTGACGAGCGGATCAATAAAGTCCTCGGAAAGAAATGGAATCACATGGAAAAGCATTGGCGCGCCGAAGCTCTGGAAGAGGCGGCGAAGGTGGCGGAGTCCTTAAGCGAGCCATGGCAGGGCGGCGAGGTATCGCCGTTAGAACAAGGCATGGGCCGGATGATTGCAAAGCACATCCGCGCCCGCAAGGGCAAGGCGTGCCATGCCGACAGTCATGGGATTCACCATGCTGATCCCTGCGATTGTAAAAGTGGCCCGATGGAACCAGAAGGCAAGCCGTGACAGATTTGGGGGATGCTACTCGGGAGTACGGACCCAGTAACCAACCTGAAAGAATGTTGGCACTAGTCTGGGCCATCCCCTTTCCCTTTGGCCCTCTGTTGAGCGGGACCAGGAGCGCACTAAGTTAACGATAGGCGCTAAGACTCACGCGAAAAGGTCATAACTTGAGAGGGCCTTTGATTTGAGCGCGGCGTATGAGCGGCGGCCAGGAGTCGCAGTTCAGCAACCTGGATTATGGGTGCGACCGTACAGAACACGGCGGCTGGACTGGCCCGCGCTCAACCATATCGGTGACGCTACCGAATTGGGCGGTAGCACGACACGGAGAATGACGTGATCGACGAAAAGAAGCTGGCGGAGTGGAGACAACATTTTGAGGAAGATTGCGATGGCACTTGTGGGCGTACCAAGGAAATATTGGACACCCTCGAAGTCCTCTGGAAAGAAAACGCCGCCCTCAGAGCGCGCCGGGAAAAGGACAAGGTGTATATCGAAACCTACCTTCAGCCCAGGATGGCAAAGCTAAGGGCGGTGGCGCGGACGGGGGAACCTTTGATGGCCGCATTAAAGAACATCATCGTCGATCCAATGTACTACATGTCTCTGGAGCGTAACTTCGAAAACGCCCTGGCGGCGCTAAAGGAGGAGTCATGAAAGACGAAATTGTCGTGAAATTCTGGGAAAAGGGAGGATGCTGCGATGGTTCGTTGGAGCATTTTGAGGGCCATCTTATGCAGCATCTTAAGAAACTTGGAAAACCCGTTATCATGGATTTTCTTGTTGCCATGAACAAAGCCCTAAAGGGGGGCGGCGGCGTGACCCTGGATACCCGTAACGGGTTTGTGCGGTATGACCCGCCTGGCGGCGTTCCAGAGACGAGGGGGCACGCATGATGGCTTCCAACGATGGAGCCCGCAAAGCCTAAGTGCCCATTTGACCCGCGGACCTACGAGGGGGAAGCGATGGGGGTCTTCGCTTGCCCTGAGTGCGGACAGATGCAGATCGCGGGCTTGCCTCACACCGATGACCAACAGGGTAGCGTCTTTCCCGATAAGGAGCGCATTGGGCCAGGTGGGAAGTAGAGGGGGGACTACTTTTTCTTTTTGGCCTGGGCTACCAGTTGGTTGATGTACTCCCAGGGTTTGAGGCCCAGCTTTTCCGCTTCCTTGTCGATCTGAGGATCCAAGGCGTCGACAAATTCAAAACAGTGGACGAAGAGGGGGGAAAGTTCCGGCCTCCCGTCCTTGTCAACGAACCCCTGGCGCTTGGCGGCGACGTCTAGGCGCCCTCCCCGTTCTTCTGCGGCGCTGCCTGACCCGTAGTAAATCGTGACTCTTCCAATGATCTTGAGGTTCATAAAATCTCCTTTCTGTTTGGCATAGGTTCCCGGTGGTATCTCAAGCGAACCAGTCTGGCTCGCGAGGTTTGGGCGGGGTAGCCTTCTCGATGGCCTGGTTTCCTAGCTGTAGGGCTGTCCAAGGTTTCCCGCTTTTTGAGGGAAGAAAATCGTTATCCCTGACTAGCACCATCGCGAAGAGTACGTCAATGGCCTTCTGTTGGGCCTTACACGCCCCAAGAAGGTCGGCCGCGGCCTCATGCAACGGACAGAGGAACAGCGCGGCTCCCGCCTCGTCGCCCTTCCAGCCGTCGGCGTTGAGCGTACATCCACAATCGGCGCGGCCCTGGGTCTCATCATCCTGCAACCAAATATACGGTTCCCTCGGTGCGGCTGTTTTGGCATTCATTTTACGGCCTCCTTGCGTCTGATTTCTTCTAGGGCCCGGAAAATATCCCCGGTGTTTTCGGTAGTGGTGTCCGTCGCAATTGCGGGCTCAACAGGGTCCGCCGCCTTAGCGTCAACTCCGGCCTGTAATTCCTGCTGAGCCTGGAGGCCTCGGAGCATAAGATCAGCCTTGCGCTCCTCAAAATCGCTTGCCGCTTGCCGTTGCTCGGCGGCTCTGGCACCGATAGCCATTCCATCGGTAAGTCCGGTGCCAAGTGCGGCCCCCGGGCTCTGGTAGGTTGGCCTGGCTGCCGGCGCGGGGGCACTAACACCTGACCCGTATTGACCATAGGGATTATTAACGCTGGTAGGGCTGTACTTGCTGCCGTACGGCCCGGAGGGATTGGAAGTTGACTCTGGGTCGTACTGGCTTGCCCCTGTCTTCCCGAGATACTGTCCGTCCTCAGCGTAGATTTTTGTCTCAGCGGCCATGGCATAGGTTCCTGACAATACTAGGACCAAAGTCATTAATTTTACGTTCATGGTAAGACCTCCTGTAAGATTTTGAACCTGGTAAATTCCAGTGATTCCTGCATTGCTTGAGCATGAGACAGGCCAACGGCGGCGACAATCCATGCTCCATTTACCAGGACTTCCAGTCGATAGCTTGTCATTTCAAGACCTCCTTACAGGCGCAGGGCCCTGCGTGCAGCCCCGTCGCACAACCGTACTGTCTGTTCTCCAGCTTCTTAACGACATCCCGAACGTCCCCCATGAGCCCTAAGTACCGGGCATGGGTGATATACTTTGCGCCCCAAGCGTCCTGAATCTTGTGGAGGACTTCCAAACTTTCCGATTCAAGCGGGGAGAGCATGGGTTATTTGGCCTCGGATTTGGCGATGGCTTTTTCAATCCGATGGTAAAGATCCTCAGATAAGCCGGGATGCCGACATTCGCGCAGAAGGGCTACCAACTCCTCATGACAATTAACCGCCCGCACGATGAAGGCGGCGTTGGCTTGAGAGGTTTCTGGTGAAAGAAACGATGACGAAGAATCAACGATAGAAACGTCTGACCCGTCGTGTTCGTGCCCGTAAACCTTAGTACCGTCCCATAATTTCCACGGCGTCGGCGTATGTTCCGTTTTCATAGGGCCTCCGCTTTAACAATGGCAAGCCTTAGAGCTTTGAAGTCGTCGTACTCCTTGCCGTCGTCATCATGCGTTTCTTCGCGGTCCTGAGCGTCTAGGAGCAAGCCCTTCGCTGCTTTTAAAAGTTCCGGCGCAGCCGCTATCAGCGCGGCATTAGCCCGTCGCTGTGAGCGTGTGGGGTAGTCGCCTTCAGGGTCCATCTCTTTACTATTAATGTCCGCGATGTAATGGCACATGCGGCCTTGGGGCGTGATGTAAATGCGCCCGTCCATTTCATCGGCTTGCCACGGTCCAGGCGTGTGCTTAGTTTGAGATTTCATATACGCGCCTCCAATTCTTTAACCAGGAATTCTAATACGGCTTGACGGGCATAAGGCATACCGTCAAAACTTGCTGGCGTCCGTTCGTTAATAGCGCGGCATGATTCGTTTGCAATCTTAAGTGCAATGTCATTGGCTTGACTTTCCCATTTGGATTTCATGTTCGTGGCTCCCTTTAATCGTTTATCGTTATTCACGCGAGTGTGGGGCACGTTAGGCCACCTCTTCGACGCAGTTAGGGTGAACGTATCCCGAATACCCGTTGTAATCGTTATGCTTGCTATTCTTTTCCCAAATAAACAGGCTAGGCTCAAATGACGCACAATGTGTAATTTGGCCATCGGTGCGCCACACTTTGCGCTTGCCTGATTCCGTCTTATCGAAGTTTTCCAGATTCACGTATACCCGTTTTGATTTCATGGCTAGGCCACCTCTTGATAGATTGTTTTCTTAACGAACAGGCCCATAGGTCTGTCGCAGCACATAAACACATGATTCTTGGAAAGGTTGAAATAATCCCCTAGGTTGGCGGAGTTTTGAGAGCAACACACTCGGCATAATAAGAAACGATGATCGTTAGTAACGCCTATCTGGTCCTTTAAATCTGATACTTTGATTTTTCTCATGGCTATTTGCCCCCTTTGCATTTCGTACAAGTTCGGGCTATGACGTTATGGACGCAGTTGTCTAAGTTATCTATTGCTACTACGGCATTCGTGGTATCCGTGAATTGAAATCTGCCGCATGTGCAGATCTTAACGGTCCCTGATCTTCCCATTACAAATTTATGTATGTGCTTAGTCATTTTATTGGCTCCCTTGAATTTCATTAATCGTTCCCCCGTTCGTACAATGTGAGCCTGAGCCACTTGCCAGACAGCGGTGATTCCCAAAACTTGATGAGCCTTTGAAGGTAGGCTACTTGGTCGGTGATAAGGGGGCATGTGGTCTTAAGCTCAAAGCCGCACGCCATCGCCAGCCGTGCGATCTCATCGGGAGCGTACTGGCGAAGTTGGTTATTATGTCTCTTAAGCCAGCGCCCGAATGCTCTTGATTCCGATTGAGTGTCTAGGTCCATGGCGTATCCTCCATTAAGATATAACATAACATATTATGTAATACAAGGGCCTAGATACGTCTAGATACCGATTGTTAAGAGATGTTATGGCTGTCGACGGTGAATTGTTCCACGTGGGAAGATCTTTATTTACGGCCGCGGCTGTAGGATAGACTCATCTGGACCCGGAGGGGATCATTGCCCAGTTTTAAGCCCAGCGGCATTTAAAGGGAACGCCTCAAGTGAGGTTAACGGCACCGTGCCGCTAGATCGGTGAGCTAGGTGTACCCATGGTGTACGCCTAGGAGCCCGTGAGCCCATGGCCTTACCGCGCGATATCCTTTAAACGTATCTTAGCGTACTTACCCGTATCTGGACGCATCGCAGGATTCGATTCTAGGCCCCTAATAATTCCCGGCCGTGTGTAAGCATGGCCACCGGCGCCGTTTAAATTGATCCTAGAGCCTTTACGCCCCGTTGCTGGCCCTGCTACAATCCCTTGAGGCCTCCGTTCTTACTGGCGGGGGCCTTTTAATTTTCCCTACCCCCCCGTAGTAAGAGGTAAGAGCAGTAAGGGAAGGTTTACTAAGCCTTTACTAAGGACGTTGCTCTTAAGCCGTATAGACGTGCTCCATTGACTTTAAAGAATTGATGTAGTAGCCTTGCCAACGTAGTAAGATCTGTCCTTAATGATGTAAAGGCTGTTATCCAGATGTAAGGCTGTTCGCCGTTGGGCTTGCCGGTCGTGGTAGTAAGACTCTAATCACGATCTGGAGCCTTTGGCTAATGGAAGCAAGCCCCTCACCTGAGCCTAGCCCTGTAGTACCTAGCCAGATATCCTTACCAATACCAATACCTACTGCAGCTAAGCCTAAGAAGCGCAACACAGGCGAACGCATGGCACCGGCACGCGCTTATGCTATTCGAGCGTTGGTTGAGTCCGGCTTTAATAAGAGAGAGATTTGTAAACGTGAACACGTATCAATCAACACCGTAAATGCTATTAAAAACTCGCCTAGATTCGACCCGCAACGAGTGGATCGTATTAAACAGAATTTGTCCGCGCAGTGGTACGATACGGGACATCGAGCACTTAATGAGATAAGTGACCAAAAGCTTTCAGAATCAAGTGCTTTACAACTTGCAACAGTAGCCGCCATATCTACAGACAAGGCACGTCTTATAGAGGGGAAGTCAACATCTAGGACGGAATATGTCAACGCAGAGGATCAGGCCGTTAACGATGAGATAGCACGCCTAGAGGCTGAGGTAGGGAAGTGGGAACGTGGTGAGGTACTCAATACAGAGGGACTTGAATCAGAGGGTACAACCTCCGCAGGACAGTTAGCTCCTGAGACGATAGATGAGGGGGCTAAGGGTGCGCCGTGAGACTCTAATTGAGACACTAACGCATCGAATCCGGCCGAATTATGCGCCGGTTAGCCCCGCCAGCCCCCCCCTCCCCCACCCCCTTCGCTGTAGATCGGGTGCTATTGAGAGCAGACCCAAACAAACATTGCCCCATCCTTCCGCCCGCCCCTCTTACAAACAGTCCCTAGGCCGGATAGAAGACCCTTACTGCTGTGGCCGTCTCGATCGCCACACTCACCGAACCATAAAAGGCCGTCAATGACCTTCTACTTCTCCGAAGAGAATATCTGTGACTGTGTGACCCATAACCCCCGCGAGCGCAACAGCATCATCGAGCAACTCATGGCGATGTATTTAGGCTTAGCGGAGTGGCATTGATGGCCTTTACGTATGCCATGGAGACTTTCGGAAGTTGGGCGGAATATGGCGATGAAGTTACGACCAGGGCCAAGCAAGCGCGGCGGCTGGGGCGCAATTTAGCGGATCTGGTTTGGCGCAAGCGTTCGGAAGGTGGGATGGTCAAGAAGGTCGAATGGTTTGAGCAAAACGATTTTACCATGGTATTTCCGCGGATTGGCTGGAAGCTCAGGGTTCTGGTGCCGATCAAGGAGCCTGTTTCTTGAAAACTAGCACTCAAGCAAACGAATTGAATAAGCCTATTCCCGAGGTTGCGCCTTTTTCTGGCCCGCCCGCCCAACAAAAAGGCTTCAAAGTTAGCACTCTCCGCCCAAAGCCTTTTGAAGGCCTGTCCAAAGCCAACTCTATAAAAACGTACGACAAGTTGATTTCGATGCTCATTGGCCAGGTGAGTCGTGGGTGATTTGATCCCGCGGGTTTTGGAGGGGCGGCCGATACCGCCGGGGGTGTCGTACAAGAAGTTATCGGGGCATCTGTTTGTGTATCTGGGGACAAAGGACCATGTGGGCAGCCTTCGGCTGACCAAGGAATTTCCTTGGGTGCGGGTTCGGATTTATAAGTTTGAGGCGGACAAGTGAAGGTTTCAAGGCGGCCGGGCCGTGGCCGGGCGGTGCAGATCACGAAGGAATGGTTTGACGCGCCGCATCCGAACCCGCTGCATCCGGTGGGGCTGCGAATGGACCCGCGCACCCGGACGGTCGAGGTTCCGACCAAAAAAGGGAGCGTGGTTGCCGGCATCGGGTACTGGATCCAAATGGACCAGGGCCGATGAAGAGTATCCATCAGGCGGTATCTGACGCCTATGACGACTGTATCGCCGTCGCCAAGGATTTTAGCGGGCAGGGGGTCTTGATCCAGCAGCTACTTCGAGATCACAAGAAGTTGGCCTTGTTCCACTTAGAGCGCCAGGCGCCGGATGCACGAGATCATTGAAGTCAAAAACGACGTCGACGTGGACGGCAACCCCGCCGGCGGGCTGGTGTCGGGCATGGGCTTGGCAATCCAGTGGCAGAAAGGGGCGCTCGGAGTATTTCGCAGTCGCCAAGAGCCTAACGGGGCGTTTGTCGAAACGGTGCTCGAGGCCGTCCGGCAGAGGCTTGATTTTTATCAGACCGCGGCCAACGGCAAGTTCGCGTGCCGGGAAAACGCGATGGCCCTTACAAAGATTGACGAGGCGCTCTTGTGGTTGGGCCGACGCACTAAGGACCGCCGCGAGCGCGGCGTTGAAGGCACCTTGGCGGTATGACCGACGGGGATCTCGATGAGGCGTGTATCTATTGCCCGGACTGCGAGCATGACGCCCGTTGGCACAGCCAGGCCGGGTGCATGATGCCGATCTGTCCGTGCCGCAAGGAAAAGACGGCTATCAAGGGGGGACTATGAACTTGTTAGGTAAGAAAGGCGAGATCGACATCGTCAAGCTCCTGCTGGTGCTCTTGATTCTGGGGTTCTTTGGGCTCTTGCCGTTTTGGGGGTACTCATCCGGCTACGGGTTTGCTCCGGGGGGTTTTGTCGGACTCCTGCTGTTGATCGTTTTGCTTAAGGTCTTGGGAGTCATCTAGTGGACCCCCAGTGCCAGGTTTGTAAAGGCGAAGGCTGGGTCTGCGAAGTCCATCCGAACATCGCCTGGGACGGCGGGACGGGATGCTGCGGCGGGGCCGGGCAACACTGCGTGTGTAACCCGCCGCCCGTGGGGCCGTCGGGTGACGTTCATGGATGAGCGCACCGAAATTGCCGCCATGGCCATGGAAGGTATTTTAGTCGGGATGTTTGCCGACCGGCCCACGTCTCGGCCGCCGCCCGAGAAAGTCGCCGAACAAGCCGTGACCTATGCCGACGCTTTGCGCGAGGCGCTCGTGACATGGCAGGACCCCTTAAAGCCATGTCAGACACCGCCAGTTTAGCGGACCTGGCGTGGGCCCACGAGACCTTGCTTCGTTTGATCTGGCTCGTACAGATGAACGCCTTTGTCAACGACCGCCGAAGCGAGTGCCTGGTTGCGCTTTCCAGAAGCGCGGTCTTGCTTGAAGGTCTGATTCAGGAGCACTTGGGCGATGCCAGACGGCGGCGGGACGATTAGGGGGAGCATCTTTGTGCGGGAAACGGCGGGAGGGCGAAGGCTTTTTAAGGCCGAGCGGCTGCGGTCGGGAAACTGGCTTTTAGTGGAAACCTCCGGTGCATCCCGCCGGACGGTTAACCACGACGACTTTTGCGTCGCTTACGAGAAGGTGCCCGATGCCAGAACCTCCTGAACCCGTTCCCATTTGGGGATGGTTTGTCCGGCGAAAGGATGATCCGAAAGTGCCCGTACGGGCGATGCACATGACGAAAGTCTTTACTTATGTGGGCGCCCAAGGAGCCGTGCGGGGCCAGGCCGGGGAATGGCTCATTGAAGACCGGGAAGGCAAAAACCCGAGGGCTCTGGAGGACAAAGTGTTTAAGGCCCTTTACGCGCCATGTGAGCCCGAGCGGCCCGAGCTTATCCAGCCGCCAGATCCAGCCCCGCCTTTTGAAGGGCCGCCCACGGACCCCGACAAGGAGTCGATTTGAATCGGACTCATCTTGAAATGCAGGAAGATTTCACCTGGCAGCCGTACCGCATAAAGCCCGCGGCCGTCTGGGCCATGCGAATGAACCGGGATTTTGAATGCACCTCGCTTGAATGCACGCTCTACGGGAAAGCCGGAGACTGGCTGGTGCGTGGCGACGACGGCTGGACTTTCCCGGTCTCAAGCGCGGTCTTTGAGCGCCACTTTACAAAACGAGAATGGAGGAAACCCAATGAAGAAACTCAAAAAAGGCCAGGTCAAGCGCTTCAAGAAAAACAAGTCCATGCCGCCCGTGGCCAAGAAAGCCTTTAAGCCCGGCAACATCGCCAAGAAATCCCCCAACCTTTCAGGGATGAGCTTGCGGTAATGGCCCACTAGGTCCGAATGGAAAATGAACAGGAGGCCCCACGTGAAACCGAAAAAGCCCCGCTGCTAGAGCCGGCGCCGCCAAAAGACCGGGGATTTTTAGAAGACCATCCCCCGGTCCCCAGCCGCGGGCCGGGCGTCGTCAAGGGCAGCCGTCACCCGTTTTCTCCCGAGGCCAAGGAGAAAATGTCGCGCCTGATGAAAGAAAACCAGCAAAAGCTCGTGGGCCTTCGGATCCAAGCCGAGCTTCGCCGCAAGATCGCCGCGGCCAAGGCGGAACTCGCCTACCGGCGAAAGCACGAGTCGATCCGTTACTACGCCGTCCGGCAAGACGGGACGACCTTGGGGCCGCACAAAAAGCAGGACGCCTTTCACCGGGCGCATTTTCAGATCAGGATCGCTTCGGGAGGTAACCGTAGTGGCAAATCGACCGCGGGAATTAACGAAGACGTCGCTCATGCGCTCGGCTACCGGCCGTGGCTTAAAGCAGACGACCCTGACTATAAAGTGGCTGTCCGCATCCCCAACAAGGGCCTGGTCTGCGGAGAAAGCTTTCAAGAACAAGTCAAAAAAGTCATCCTCCCAAAACTCCTCGGAGATGCTGAGAAAGGGGTTCCTGGCGCTTTGCCAACCGCGCAAGTCGCCGACGTCAAAAGAAACCCGCAAGGGGTTATCACCTATATTCGACTTACTAATGGATCGGAAATTTTTCTCCAGTCCTACGATCAAGATGTTGACCTCTTTGAAAGCGCCGACTACGACTGGGTCCACTTCGACGAACCGCCTCCAAGATCAATCTGGGTTGCCGTCCAGCGCGGCCTTACCGACAGGATGTCGCCATGCTGGCTGACCATGACGCCCCTCAAAGAACCGTGGCTCTACGACGACGTCTACAAACGCGAAGACTGCAAAGTCCTGTACTTCGACATCGAAGACAACCTCAACTACGGGTTGTCGCGCCAGGGGATCGACCAGTTCGCCGCGTCCTTAACCGACGACGAAAAAGAAGCCCGGCTCCGGGGCCGGTTTTTTCATTTAACGGGCCTGGTCTACAAAACCTATGGCACTATCCACCGCCTCAAACGGTCTCTGGTTTTACCTCGTGGAATACCACGGCATTTTTCAACCTGGATGCACATCGACTGCCATCCTCGCAAGCCGCACTGTGCAGTCTGGCTTACGATTGGACCAGACCGGCGCAAGATTATCTGCGGCGAACTCAAGAACCACGACCCCAACAACAGGATCGAACCCTTCTGCGAGGCGATGAAAGTCTACGAGGCCACCGTCCTAAAGCTTCCGGCCGACGCGCCTTGGCGCCTGATCGACCCCTTGTCGGGAACGCCAAACCCCATCGGCGAAGGCCTGTCGATCTGGGACGAGTTTGCCCGCTGCGGCTTCGAGTGCAAGGCCGGATCCAAGAACCGCGAGGCCGGGATTCTCCTGTTTCAAAACGAACTCAAGTGCGACACCGAAGCGGGCGTGTTTCCGACGGCCTTTGTCTTAGAGGATCTTCCGGGCGTCGACTTCGAGCTAAGGCATTACATCTGGGACGAGCACGTCAACCAAAAAGCCCAGGAGCGCTTAGAGCAAAAGCAAGCCCCCAGGAAAAAAAATGACGACTTTCTCGAAGGGATCCATCGGATCCTTCTTGACGGAGCTGACTATGAAGATTCGGAAGATGGGGAAGACGACGACGCCCCACGCTTGCCCGCTGCGGCGGCGGGCGCCAACCCGTTTACGAATTACTAGGAGCCCTTTATGGCAAAAGCCGAAGAAGTAAATGTCGCCAAGAGTCTGAAGGAAGACGAGCGCAAAGAGATTGCGCGAATGGTCGTGGCCGACTACCAGACCGACGTTTACGGCCGGAGAAACTGGGAAGATCGCCGCGCCCGGTTCTATAAACTCTGGATGACCAAGAGGGATCCCAAAAACACGCCCTTTCCGAACGCCTCAAACGTGTGCCTTCCGATGCTGGCCATCGCGTGCAACCAGTTCCATGCCCGCAGCTACCAGGCGATGTTTACCCCGGCGTCCTTTTTAAAGTCGATTCCCATCGGAAGGTCCGATGCCCGCCGGGCTCAGTCCGTTGAAGACGTCATGAACTGGCAGCTCCTCTACGAAATGGAGGACTACGAAGACGAGTTCGATAAGCTCCTTTTAGGGGTTCCCATTAACGGCATGGGCTGGAAATACCTGGGCTGGGACTACGAAAACGAGCGCCCGACGGCCACCTATGTGACGGGCATGGACATTATTCTGCCCTATCGCACGCGCAACTTAGCGTCCTTCCGGCGCCTGACGCACCGCATCTGGTCGCATTACGACGAGCTTCAAATGAAGGCTGAAAAAGATAAGGACCGCTACGTCGATTTCGACAAAGTGCAGAAAGGCTCAGGCGACAGCGAGCACCAGCCGCCCTTGGAAGACGTCAAAGACGAAAACGAGGGCGAGCAGCACGATCAGCAGGAATACCCAAACCTGATCCTGCAACAATGCCGGTACTATAAAGGCAAAGACGACAAGACGCTGGCGCCGTATATCTGTACGGTTGACTACGCCTCCACCACTTTGTTAAGAATGACATCCCGCGTTGTTAAAGTGGCGGGCAAAGAAGCGATTTTCAATCCGTACGTCGACTACCATTTCTTTCCGAATATCGAGGGGTTCTACAGCTTCGGGTTCGGGCATTTTCTGGAGCAGCTCAATGAAATGGGAAACACCGCGTTCAACCAAATCTTTGATGCTGGTCGTCTATCCAATCAACCATTTGGTTTTTATGGAAGGCGGGCCGGAATCAAGCGCCGAGAACTCAAACTCTGGCCGGGCCGCATGGAAGAAGTCGAAGACGCGACGCAAGTCTATTTCCCGCAGATTCAGCGCGTGGATCAAGTCCTGTTTCAGGTCCTTGGGCTCATTGAACAATACACCCAGCAGTTTACCTCAACCGGCGATTATCTTCTCGGACGCGAGTCTCGCGGCACCAAGACCCCCACCGCCTCGGGAACGCTTGCCATCATCGAGCAAGGACTTGTCCTCTATAACGTAATGATTAAAAGGCTCTACCGCTCTCTTAAGAAAGAGTTCGGGACCTTGGCCTTCTTAAACCAGATTAACCTTCCCGAAGAAAAGCAGTACGTCATCTTGGAAGACCCTGACCATCTGGCCTTTCCGACCGCACGGCGTTCGGACTTTGACGGCAAGATGCACATTATCCCGGTGGGCGACCCTTCCTACGCTTCGAAACTCAGCCGCCGGCAGGAAGCCGCCGAAATTTACTCGGGGCTCTTGGGCAATCCTTTGATCATCGACCCCGGCACCAAACAGATTAAGCAGCCCGAGATCATCTACCAGGCGACAAAGGTGTGGCTGGAAACCTTTGACCGCAAAGACATCAACAAACTTCTTCCCGAGATGCCGGAAAAAGCCCAGGACCCCGTCATCGAAAACGCCGCGCTCATGCAGGGGGACTTAATTGAAGTGAGCGAAAAAGACGATCCGATTCACCATCTGGAAGTCCACGAGCGCTTTAAGAAAACGCCTTTCTACGACCACCTTCCCAAAGAGGGGCGTGACGCTCTTGATAAACATATCAATGAACATAAATCCCAAGCCTATGAACTGATGCACGCCAAGGAGGGCCTTGGGGCCTCAGCGGCGCCGCCCCCTGCCATGCCTCCAATGCCCGGAGGGGGACAGCCGCCCATGCCGCCTGGCGCACCGCCGCCCGCCGGCGGGGCTCCACCGGCGCCCCCGCCCGCTGAGGAAATGGAGCCTCCCGTCGATACCCCGGCAGAGGCGGCGATAACGCCGAGCGGCAATGGCGCAGAATAACGAAGACCTCTTTGACCCGGCCGAATTTCGCGCCTGGCAGCAGGACCCCCGGGGGGAACGGTTTTGGGACGCCATCCGCGATATGGGCAACCGCCGCATGATGGCCATCCGTACCGCGCTTAAAGCCGGAAACCAGCACGACGCCGCCACGCACCTGGCCGGAGAGCTGGAAGCCATAGACGAGGTGCGTCAACTCGTGGATCTCATCATTGATGAGTACCGCGCCGAAGCCGAAGAGACAAAGGAGTCTAAATGAAAATTGAACCGTTTGGCGAACGTTTGATCGTTAAACGCCTAAGTGAAAAAGAGCGAAGCGGGATCTCGATTCCCAAGGAGTCAAGCCTGGCCAAAGGCAGTCTTGTTGGGCGCGTGATCCATTGCGGGCCCATGGCCGACTTTGTCGCCGAAGGGGATACCATCCTCTTTGCTAAATACTCAGGGACCGATCTTCCCGTCGACGGCAAGTACCTGACCGACGAGTACGAGGATTGCCTGTGCATGAACGAAGATAGCATCTTGGGGAAACTTACCCCCGTAGAAGACAACGCCGCGGCAGAGCCCGCGCAGGAGGAAGCCCATGTCTAAACCGGAACCAGGGGCCGCCGTTGAAGTCGAAAACGAAGACCCTGCCATCGAAGAACCGAAAGCCAAGACGGAAGAAAAGAAAGACGAGCCGTCCGCCAAGGCGGCCCCGCCCAAAGGGGAGGGCCCCGCGCCGGATACCCCACGCTGGAACGAAGTTTACGGCAAGTGGAAGGACACGGCGCGAAAACTCGAAGAACGCGAGAAAGACGTCGAGGCCATTCGGGAACATAATCAGGCGTTGGAAGCACGCCTCAACGCCGTTGAAAAAGGCAAGGCCGACCGGCCGCAGGAACCTGAGCCCGACCCCTCGGTGGATCCCGACGGCTACAAGAAATGGCACGAGATGAAGCGCCTGACCGAAAAGCAGGAGTGGGACAAGCAACGCGCCATCGACCGCCATGAGACGCAAGTTGAGATGCAAAAGGAACTGCACGAAGACTATGTCGAGATGATTAAGGTCGCCGAGCGCGATATGGTCAAGGACCCCGAACTCAAGAACAAGATTTGGGGATCTGGGAATCCTCCGAAGGAAGCCTATCTGTACGCCAAGAGGAGGGCCAAGGAGATGGAAGAGAAAAGCCAGGAGGAACAGTCTCGTGAAAAAGCCAAAAAGCAAGTCGAAACCGAAACGAGCGGCGAAGCCGGAGCGGCCTCCGAAGAGGAAGCCGAGGAAAAGCTTACCGACGCCGAAGTCCGTATCGTCAAAAACCTCTTCCCCGACATCGCGCCCGCCGAAGCCAGGAAAAAGTACATCAAGCAAAAAAAAGCCATGGGCAGAACCTAACATCAACAAAACCAAAGGAGACACTGAAATGAACAAAACCAAAGACGAAAAGCACCAAGCCGAGGAACGAGCAGAGCTGGCGCAAGCCGTCAAGAAAGCCCCGACGAAGCCATGGAAGGATGACAGTACGCCGGACAATCCGCGCAAGCGCGGAATGCTGGGCCTGGCCAAAGGCAAAGAAGGATACGAGCTGCGTTGGGTACGCCTTGATTCGGTGGACCGCCGCAAGAACCAGGGCTACGAGCTGGCCACGCCCGAGGAGTTCGATGCGACGCCTGACGAAAACGGGATGATCCGGCGAAACGAGTTGGTCCTGATGGTGGTGCCGACGGAAGTCTATTTGGCGCGGCGTAATGCCATCGCCAAGACAACCGAAGCCCAAACCGCGGCCCCGCGAAAGGACTTCGAGCGGGAACGCGAGGTCGCATCCCATCAATCGGGGCATAACCTAAACGACGACCAGTAGGGGGGCTCGGTACCTTGACAGATAACCAATACGGAGCCATACTGTCTTTTTCGGGGTCATCCCCGCCTTTCCCTATACGCCAGTTGGCGCCTCCTCGCGGTTTACCGCGCTTGTGTGATGCACAGCACTTCCAAAAACAAGGAGGCCAATCATGGCTAACGTAGATAATGCAAGAGGCTTTAAGGTGCTTCGCGGATCCAACGGCGGAGAACCCCGTATGCGCCGCTATAAGGCGAATGTCACAACCGATGTTTTCCAGGGCGACGTGGTTCAGATGCTTGCCGCCGGGACCGTCAAATCCATTACAACCACCACGGGAGCTGCCACCGTCATTGGCGTCGCCGCCAATCGCGTCGATGCTTCCGTTCAAGCGACGTCTCAAGACCTCTGGGTTTACGATGACCCGGATCAGGAGTTTGAAGTTCAAGACGATGGCGAAGCCGCCACGCCATCTCAGGCTTCGGTCGGGGCGACGTTCGCTCTGATTCTGGGCACGGGCAATACGACCACGGGCCTGTCCAGGCAAGAAATCGACGCCAGCGCCGCGGGCGTTTCCGCCACAGACGCCGTTCTCGTGCAGGGCTTTAAGACGGGTCCGACCTATGAGATCGGCAAGTACGCCAGCCATATCGTGCGCTTGAATCAACACCTCTGGAAAACGGGGAGCGCGGGAATCTGATGACTGAAATCCCTATGAAGCCAGGGCTCCTGGTCTTTGTCATCTCCAATAATCACCACATGCTGCCGGACCCGTTCTTTTGGTCCTATTTGAAGATGCGAAAGCCCAACGGGTCCCTGGCGGTCAAGGGGGATTCCAGTCTTAAGGCCGCTTCGATTAACGAAGGAGTTCATAAGGCCCTGTTGTTCGGGGCCGAGTGGTTGTTTCTCATGGACGTCGATCAGCTGTTCCCGCCTCTGACCATACCACGCTTACTTGAAACCGCTAAAAAGCACGAGGCCAAAATCGTCTCGGTTCTCTACCATATCGCCCGGGCGCCGTACGCCCCAGTCGCCGGTTGGGTCAAGAAAGTCGGAGAAGAAGACGGCTACGTGAATTCCAAGGACATGCCTTGGCGGGACTATTACGCACCGCTGGGCAAAGGCGTCGTGGAGGTGGATTGGGCGGGCTCCGGCGGGCTGCTCATTCATCGCGACGTGCTACAGGCAATCAGTTGGCCCCCGTTTATGGACGAGTGGCAGCCCAATAAGGGTTACCGCAAGACGGGGCACGACATCGCGTTTTGCCGACGCGCCAAGGAAGCTGGATTTAAGATTTACGTGGATACGGCGGTATGCACTCCTCACGGGAGATTCCAGTATTTTGGGCAGGAGTGGGCCCAGGCGTTTGACGAATCCGACATGGTTGGGCATATGGGCGGGGTGCTGCACCGACAAGCGCTCGAAGCGGAATATTGGGACACGGTCTGGCAGGGCGAGCTTCTCAAGGGCTACGAGCGCGACGCCCAGTATGCCGAGACCTTCCAGCAGATTATTGACATGGTGCCGCAAGGCGCGGTTGTAGCCGACGTCGGGTGCGGCGCCGGCGTCTTGATGGAAAAGCTCAAAGCGGCCAAGAACGTCGATTGCACGGGCTACGATTTCTCCGGCCAAGCCATCGACATCGTCAAGAAGAAAGGGTTTGAGGGCCGAAGGATTGACGTTCGAAACTTCGCGGCCAACGGCGAGAGCGGCAAATACGATGTGGTTATCGCTACGCACGTCCTTGAGCACATCCAAGATGACGCCCAGTTTCTTCGCGCCCTTAAATCGCTTTGCAAACCGGGGGGACAAGTGATCGTGGCAACCCCGCACCTAGAGGAGATTCAGGACATCACCGAGCACGTCAGGGGATACAACGATCAGCAAATCGCGGACCTCTGCTCGACTATCTTTGCTGGTTCGGCCGTTTCAAAGAACGCCCGGGATTACATAGCCGTAGGAAAGGTCTAAAGGAGACATCATGAAAAAGTCATTGTTTGCCGCCTTACTTTTTACCCTGGGCTTTGCTGAATTGGCCCATGCTGTTTGCGACCATAGAACCACCACCTGTATGACGGCGCTTGATGTCTCAGGAGCCGTGGCCATTGGGGGTCCAGTGACCCATACGGCAGTGATCAATACCGCCTCGAGCACGCCGTATGCGATTAAGTTTTCCAGCAGAACGTCCGCGATCCCCACCGGGACGCCGGCGGCTGTTGGAATCCTGGCCGTCGGTCTCGACAACATTCTGTATATCTCAACGAGCACCAACCTGGCCGGTTGGCAAAAAGTCGGAGCCCAGTAGCACCGTTTTAGCCGCACCCCGCAGAACACCGCGCTTTCGTTTTCACTCCTAGTGAGTGCCTTCGCCCGACCTAGGGCGCCAAAGATGCAGACATCACTAAAAATGACACCACTAAGGAGATCACACCCATGACTGCAATACGAGCGAACTTCGGGCCGCTTCTGGCGCCAGGCTTGCGCGAGCTTTTCTTCGACAAGTTTGATTCCTATCCGACCCAATACGCAGAGCTGTTTAACGTGGAGACCTCGACACGAAAATACGAGGATGACTATGGCATGAGCGGTTTCGGGCTCGTGCCGGAAAAACCGGAAGGCGTCGGGATCATCTACGATGACCCGATCCCCGGCTACCCCAAGCGGTACACCCACTCAACCTTTGCGTTGGGTTTCCGGGTGACCCGCGAGCTGTATGAAGACGACATGTACGGCATTATCCGCAAGATGCCCAAGGGCCTTGGAAAGTCCATGAGGATGACCATCGAAATTGACGGCGCCAATGTCTTTAACCGGGGCTTTAATGCCTCGTATCTGGGACCTGACGGCGTCGTGCTCTTTTCGGCGTCGCATCCCCTGACCGGCGGGGGACTGAGTTCCAATACCCTGGCGGTTGCCGCGGACCTATCCGAAACGTCGCTTGAGCAAGCCATCGCCGACATCTCGGCAACAACCGATGATCGGGGTATGTTGCAGATGATCCGGCCCAAGAAATTGGTGGTCGGGCCAGGGATGGCTTGGACGGCGTCCCGGCTCCTTGAGTCGACCCTGACTCCGGGCAGCAACAACAACGCCATTAACCCCGCCAAGGGGCTCATGCCGTTTGTTGTCAACAACTACCTGACCGACCCCGACGCTTGGTTCATCATCGGCGACGAACACCAGCTGAATTGGTTCTGGCGCCGTAAGCCGGACTTTGATCAGTCCAACGACTTCGACACCCAGGACGCCAAGTACAGCGCCTCGGCCCGATGGTCGAACGGCTGGTCTGACTGGCGCGGAGTCTACGGAAGCCCAGGAGCTTAAATCACCTGGTCGAAACCCGGGGGGATTCGCACATCCCCCGGGCAGCGACCCGCCAAAGGAGAACCTATGAAACGCTTGCTAGTGCTTGCGCTTGTTTTTTTGATCCCCGCTTTGGGTTTCAGCATTGATGCGGTGACCGCCGTCCAGCAGTTTGCGGGTTCGAGAAGGGCTATTTACTCCTTTACAGACGTCTCCGATGGGACCGGGGAGAGCGCCGTCAAGAAGATCGACATTTCCACGCTGCCGGGAAACCCCGCTGCGGTACGTATCGTGAAAGCCTACTACAACACCTTCGGGATGGCGGTCAAGATAACGACGGATCATACAACCGATGACACGGTCATGGTTTTACAAGGCGACGGGAGTTTCGACTTTTCTTTCTTCGGGGGACTCAAAGACCCCGCATCGGCTGGGGACACTGGCGATATTCTTTTTACGACCGTTGGCCATACCGCCAGCGACACCTACAACATCGTTCTCGAAGTAAGTTACTAATGCCGTATACCCGGGTTTACATCCCCGGTGACAGACTGGTCGATTGTGACCGATGCGGGTTCACCTGTCGCTATTCGCAGATGCGCCGAGAGACCGAACGCACGAGCAAGGGCCTGGTCGTTTGCCCGGAGTGCTTTGACGGGCCGCATCCCCTTGAGATTCTGCCGCGACATAGGCCCGAAGGTAAAGTGGAGAGGGTTCGATAATGGCGCTACCGGCCGATCCGACGATTGCAACCTTGTGCACGGAAGGCTGGAAGAAAACCGGCGTGACTCCGTCGGCTGCCGAACTGGCCCGCGCCCAGACCGAGTTTCTTCAGGAGATCTTAAATGACATTGGTACCCGCTCGGTCTTAACCGGCAATACCAGGCTCAAGACCCTCCAAACAAAAACGACCTCCGTTGCCGTCAAAGGCAGCCGGACGATTGAATTGGCCGAGGACGTGGATGAGGAGTATTCGGTAGCCATCCTTGACGGGACACTTCGCGGCACAGCCCAGTCGGGAGCCGCAAGTGCGATTACCCTGTCTGCCTCCGAAACCGCCTTGACCGCCGCCCGTGGGCTTGGCAAATATATTTTCACGACGGGCGGCACAGGGTCCAACCAGCTCCGGCAGATCGTCCTCTACAATGCGACAACCAAAGTGGCGACCATCGATTCGGCATGGACGACCCCGCCTGACCTGACGACGACCTATCTGATCGTTGAAGGCATCCACCTTTGCGATGAGGACAATGACCTGGGTGAATTTGATTATTACCTGACGACGGCCGCCAGGCGGCCGAGTGTCTACAAAAAGTACGGACGGCAGCTTATTTTTGACGCGCCCTTTGACCTGGCGACGTATGGGGTTCTGGTCCGCTACTACCAGAACCTCAACCAGGTTGATCTGGTGGAGGGCTCAACGACCCTTATTACGCGGATTTTGCGTAACTGGCGGGCGGTCCTCACCCAGGGGATCTACTGGAAAACATGCGTTTCTCAAAACGATGCCCAGGAACAAACGGCCAAGATTGAATACGAACGCATGGTGGGCGCTCTTTTGGTCAAGGAAATCCCCTTTGGGGGCGAGTTCATGGGGCTCACGATATGAGCTACCAGGGTCAGGCCTACCGGATTCCGTGCGCTTCGGGGGGAAACAACTATTCCCCGAACTTGGATGCGGTCCCGCCCGAGGCCATGATTGACCCGTCTAAGAATATCAACATGCACACAGGCGGCCGTACCAAGAGAGGAGGGACCTCCCACGCCGACGCGGCCGCCATTACGGGAGCGCCTCAGATTCTAAACGGCTATGACTTTCGCAAGAAAGACGGGGTCAGGTCTATTGTTCGGTTTGCCGCCACGGGCGCCCTTTACAAAGATAACACGACGACCATTAAGACGGGGATGGCCACGAGCGGCCGCCCCTGCTTTGAAACCTTTCTAGACGAACTCTTTACGACCGATGGCGTTACGACGCCGCAAACCTGGGACGGGGTGGCTGCCGGGACAAGTAACCTGACGACCCCGCCGGCAGACTGGACTGGAACGCACCAGCCCAAATTCTGCATCAAACATGGGATTGGGGCGTCGCAGCGCATGTTCTATTTCGGAGTCGATAACCACTTGGACCGCCTTTATTATTCGATCCTCGGCAACGCCAAGGACATGACCGCATCGGGATCGGGCCAGTTCACAGTTGAAACTCAGGACGGATTCGGGCTCACGGGCGGATCGGAGTTTGGCGCCAGGCTCATTGTATTTGGCAAGAACAAAGCGTTCCTCGTCAATGACAACGATTCCAATGTCGCCAACTGGGGAGTGATCCCGGCGCAATGGGAAGGGGGCGTGGCCCATCATAATTTGCTCGTTAAAACCCCCAACGATTTAATCGCCATGCAAGAAGACGGCGAGATTTATTCGGTGACGGCTGTTCAGTCTTACGGGGACTACAAGGCGGCCTCAATTTCTAGACCCGCTTTCATGCACGCCTGGATTAAGGATAACGTCAACATCGCTCTCATTGAGCAGTTCCATGCCGTCTATGACCGCACGCTTCGGGCGATCAAATTCTTTATCATTCGCAACGGCATGTCGGTAGTGGATACCGCCCTGGTATTTTTCATCGACCGGCCACCCGCAGAGGCGTGGCAGATCCACGACAACCTCTTGTCTCCATCCGGCTACGACGCCTCGTGCGCCTTTGAAGTGCGCGAGAGTGCGGGGATTTACGTGGTGTATACGGGAGACTATTCGGGATGGCTTTGGAAGACCGAACAGAGCGCAAAAAACGACATCAATGCAGGGTATAACTGCAAATTTAAGACGCCCCCTTTGGCCTTCGACAATCCCAGGGTTCTCAAAAAATACCGCCGGGGCAAGGTCATTTTCGCCGCGCCCGGCAATTACAACGTGAACCTTCGTTGGTGGGTCGACAACGTAGAGCAGACGCCGCGGATCGTGGCCTTTACCAACCTGGGGTCCGTCTACGACGGGTCTGTTTACGGTACGGCGACCTACGCCGGGCCGAGCGTCACCGATGCCGATTTCGAGCTGGGGACCATAGGCAAGCGCATTCAACTGGAGCTGGAAAATTCCGTGGCAGATCAGGATTTCTTTGTCTCTCAGATCTTGATTGATAACGAAGTCTTGGGAGCGAGGGCCGCATGAGCGATTTCTATCAATCCGATCACGTCACCTACGACAACTACGAAACGCCGGTAACGCTTCATTGCCTGAAATGCCATGCCGTCATTGCTAGGCGCGACGAACTCCCCGGCCGCGAGCCTGGAATATACGTACATACCCTCGTCAAGGGGTCCAATTACCGGGAAGTCTATGCCGAGCTTTCGGACGCATCGGTGTGCTATTTCCCGATGTGCCAGGATTGCATCAAGCAGCCGGTGGATGGCGCGGCGGCCTTGGATGTCGTAAAGCGCGGCTGGCAACAGGCGCTCGTCCAGGTCAAGCGTCCCGCTGAGGCCCTAGAAATCCAACGATTGAAAGTCGTTAATCTCACCGTCGTCAAGGTAGGGGGGGTTCTTTAACATGCCGGGGAACTACAGCAAACTCGTCACGGTCATTACCGGCCAGTCCATCACGGCCGCCGAACGCAACAACGAATTTGACAACGTCATCAACAACATGACGCCGGACGGGGTCGATGACGCTTCGGCAAACCTGGCGGCCATGCAAGCAACGGTGGATCCCTCCGGGGGGAGCCTAGCGACCGACCTTCGCGGCGAACTCAAACGCCTCCGGTTTCAGCTCTTAAAGCTCGGCGTGGCAAGCGGCAATTGGTATGACGCGCTTGCGTTTCTTGCGGGGATTACACCCGTGGCGGCGGGAGCGACGGCAACGGACCTGAACAATCGCTTGGCTCAACTGGCCAGCCAGATGAAGAATCTCGGTGGACTAACAAATTGGTACGACGCCATAACCGCTGCCCTCCTCAAGGCTGGGGGAACGATGACCGGGCCCCTTGCCATGGGCGGCCAGCTCATCACAGGGCTGCCCGCAGGAACCTTGGCGGGCCACGCTCTACGTTTCGAGCAGTTATTCGGCGGTGACGTAACGCTGATAGGCAACCTGATTTTCAATCCCACGACCAAGGGTATTAAGGGAACCACGACCAACGACAATGCGGCGGCGGGGAATGTGGGAGAGTACGTCGAATCCGTTATTACAAGCGCCGTTGCAGCCGCCGCGACGACTCAGTGGAAAGACATGACCTCGATTGCTTTGACGGCGGGCGATTGGGACGTGTCATTTTCGGCAACCTATCAATGGCTGGCAAACGCAATCTCCATGGGCTTTATGGGAGTGTCCCAAACGTCTGGCAATTCTGCCACGGGGCTCGTGTATGGGAGTAACTATTTAGAAATTCCGCTCCCCACGGCGGTGCTCGATACGCACCAGCACGTCGTCGGATACAGAGTCCTCTTGAGCGCACCAGCGACCGTTTACGCCAAAATAAATGCGACATACACGACGACGGCCCCGCAGTTTTTAGGGCGGTTATCGGCGAGGAGAAAGCGCTAGTGATACTTTACACCTCGGATGGATGTCTTTACGACGGGATGGATGAAACGACGGTTACTCAGTTAAGAGGCGAGTTTGGGTTGTCCACGGCGTTTGTCAGCGCATCTGAGTGGGCCTCGTATGTTAGTGCCCATCAGCCGGTTCCTTTGACAGCTCCGCAAATACTTGCGGCTGAACGGGTAGAGGCGGTGTCTTCCTTTTTGACCGGCGTGCAACCGACCTGTAAAACCCTGCGGGCGGCGGCCTTGGTCACCATGGACGAGCTCAACTTGCTCCGTCAATGGATCACAGCGTTTAAGGCGGCTGTCTCGTTGGCGGCGACGCTCGCCGACCTCAAGACGCGCGTCGCGGCTTTGGACTCTATGCCTGATCGTAGTGCCTCTCAGATCAAAGGCGCGATTCAAAACAAGATCAATGCGGGGACGGCGGACTAAAGGGTACCGTATGAACACACACCTGGATGAACGTCCTTCAAAGAACTTGCGCGAGAATATTTTGGAACTTGAACACGTGCTTTCCAAGATACCCGGAGCCGTGTTTGGAGACTCGGAATTGATGCCTTTAAATCATTCCTTTGCGGAAGGGATATACGTCAGGGAAATATTCATTCCGAAGGGCACCATTCTGACCGGCAAGATACACCGTCATTCGCACCCGAATTTTTTAATGAAGGGCGAGGTGATCGTCGTCACGGAACACGGCGGCAGAGAGTATCTCAAGGCGCCCTTGTCGATGATTTCAAAAGCCGGCACAAAGCGGGCGGTCTTTGCCCTGGAAGATACCGTCTGGATTACGGTCCATGCCACAGGTGAAACGGACCTTGAGAAAATTGAGGAGTACGTGATCGCCAAATCATACAGCGATCTGCTCCCGCCAGGAGAAAACGCCATGGTTGAATCCGAACTCGCTATGAAAAACTGTTTAATCCGGGCGCTCAAGGAGAAGGGCCGGGACTATCAATGTCTTCTGGAGCTTAAAGCCGAGGGGATTCTGCTCCCGTTAAAAGAGGCCATCGACCAGTTAAAGCAGAAACACATCTCGATGGAGGGCCTGTTCGCTTCCCGGCAGACTGATGGGATATGGCATGTTAATTTCGAAACCGGAACTCCTCTCGAAGAACTCTTGCCTTCGGATTCCGACATGGTTGGGGCGTGGGCCGTTGTTGCCGTTGGCGGGGCGGCCTTGATTGGAGGTGCGGTTGGGTACATGTCAACCCAAGGCGGCAATGCACAGACGCCTGGCGCAGACCCGAACCTAAACGCGCTGGAAAATGAACAGCTTTCGCTCTTGCGGGAACAAAGAGAGCAACAACGAATGTTCCAGCCGCTCCAGGCCGAGCAAGCTGGGTATCAGCTTGTGCAAACGCCTGTCCAGGCATGGTCCGATGCTGCTAAGGCCAAGTATTTTAAAGCCAATCCGGGCGCCGAAGCACAGGGGGTTGCCGACTATAACGCAGCGTACCCGCAAGGTACAAACTTCGGGATCAAAGACGAAGGCGCTTTGGCGCGTTATAACGATTTATGGAAAAAGATCAACGCCCAGACCGACGATACCTATTCCAAAACGACCAAACGCACCGCCCAAGATAAGCAAATTGAGGATCTCCAAGGGGCACAGATGGCGACGGCCCAGAGGGCCAACGACGCGCTGAACAAGTATCTGGAGTCGATGGAGACTGACGACTATAAAGCCTACCAGAAAGCGCAGCAAGAGCTTCAGGCCCAACAAACCCAGATTGCGCTCCAGCAAGGCGAGCGGACGAAAAAGGCCCTAGCGGGCGAGCTTCCGGTCAGCCAAGGGACAATCGACCGTAAGGCGCAGGACTTCCAGCTCCTCAAAGAGAACCTGGCCCGCAGCGGCAACGCGATCATTGGCGACGACCCTGGGTCGGCCTATTCCCTCAGCTCGCCCGGCGTTCAGGCGCTTAAGCAGTTTAATCAACAATACGGAACCATTGAGGCGCAGGAGCGCCAAGGACAACTTGATACGGGAACCCAGGGGTATCTCCAAGCGGTTGGCATGTCCGGCGATATCGGGCAGAACGCTTTAAATACCACGGGCCAGCTTTCTAACGTCGGCGGCTATGCGGGGACCAGCTCCTCCTTGAATCCGGGCGCAAGCCCCGTTCAAAATAACGCGGGTCTTATCCAGGGCTACAGCGCTGCGATGACGCCGTACCTTCAGCAACAGCAACTTCAAAATTCAAACAATCAACTTAACGCCGAGATGCAAAACGCCAACAAAGCGGGATGGCTGCAACTAGCCGGTATGGGCGGCGGTATGGTGGCCGGTGCGTATGGAGGAAAAAAATAATATGGAATACACGAGCCCAGGAGCAGCGCTGTCACAGGGCCTTCAAAGCGGGTTGGCTCTGGCGCAAAACTCCCAAAAATTAAGGCAAGAGCGGGCGCAACATGAATTGGAGACGCAACTAAAGATCGCCGAGCAAGGCATGAGGCTGGTAGACAACAAGAACGTCGATGAGTCGATCCGCATCAAAGCATTCAACGAAGGGGTCCGTCCGGCTTACGCAAAGTTGGGGCTCAACCTTCCGCCAATAACGCCAAAAACGCTTGAGACCAAGCCCTTTCAAGAATGGGCTCATAAGTCCACCAGCGTCATTGACGACATGCAAAGCAAAAAGATCGACCCGAAAATCGGAATGAACTCCATCATTAAAGGCGGCAACGACTTAACGGCAAAGATAGAGGCCTTAACGGAACCGCAGAAGCTCCAGCGCCAATTGATCATTGATACCGCACAGAAATATGGTGACCAGGCCGATAAGGCGGGCGCTCGCGCAACCGATAACACTCCGACTCCATCTGAGGCGATCAAGCGCCAAACGGAATTGCAGATGCAACTTGCCAACCTTAACAAGAACGATATGAACAGCCAGATCACGGCTCAGGCTATGAACAAGGCGGGCTTTAACGTCGACCCCGGGAAGGTCACGCCGGAAATGGTTGAGATGGTCAAGGCGGGCGTCCGCAAAGAGCTTTCCTTTCTGAATAAATATATCCCAGACGACGAGTACCGCCACAAAGAAGGCATTTCGATGGACGAGGCAAGAAAGCTCAAAGCAAAGGGGTTTACGACAGATCGCATGTCCAGAGACTTTTTCGTGACGGATGCCCCAGACGGTATGGACCCTTTGGCGATGAGAGCTAAGGGAATCAAAACAATGCCGATGATGCCGGGAGCTGGCGGTGGTGCCCCTCCGGGCCCAGTTCCGCCGCCCATGCCGCCCGGCGCCGCAGCGCCGGCACCTGGAGGCCGCCCCGTAACGCCGCCGCCTCTGGCACCACCAGCTCCTATGGCCGCACCACCTCCGGCGCCTACTCCTACAGCCGGACCTATGTCTCTCAGTGGCGGCGCGGTCAAGTCGACCCAATCAGGACCTCTGCAATTACAGAATCAGTCGCTCCAATAGCCTATGGCCGATATCTTCGAGGCCCTATCGCAGATTCGGAAGGCTTCGGGAACTAACGGGACAGCAGTAGCCGATACGGAGCCGCAGGGTATAACACCGTCGCCGGATTCTGGGGATATTTTTAGCACTCTCGATAGCATCCGTGCTTTGGCCGAGCCGCCTAAAGGCCGACCGCCTGACGAGATCAATCCTCCCATTGCGCCAACTACTCTAACGACGGAGCTAATCAA